TTATCTTTTTTAAAACTCATTTTTTCTCCTTTTTGTTTTCTTCTTTTGTTTGTACTCTTACAGTATCTGTAATCATTTTTCTCACAGCTTGTAGATTAAAATGAATAAATCTAAATGGTTCTACACCATCATCCACTACATATTGATGTTCCATATAAGCAGGGAAGAATATCATCGTTCCTGGTTTTGGTCTGTAATGAATTTGATGAGTTCCTAATGTTATTTCAGTTTCATTCTTTAATGGTAACTGTGTAATAAGTTTAGCTGGACGTGGATCGTGAAATACTGGCATTGAAGTTTTATCTGAACATTTTAAAAAGTAAAAACCAGATATATGATTATCATAATGTATATGACCTTCATGATGACCACCACCTTTTTCACCAAATTCCTGTACCCAGAATTCAGTCCAAAATAATTCATAATTAGTTAAGTTATAACCCATATGATCTAAAACATTCCAAGATGTTGAACCAATATATTCTTGTAATTCTTTTAAAGCAGGATCTCCTACTAATGATGTAGAATGATAACTCATTCCATGATCGCCTATTTTTTTACCAAATTTCTTTTCACGTTCTTTAATTGCTTTAGCATTATTTTTTTTAGCTTCTTTAATATATTTATCACAAACTTTATTTGCATCATCTACCCATTCAGGTATTTCAATAGAGTATACAGGTGAACTGAAATATATTGATGAGTTTAATTGATCTGTTTTTGCCATTATCTAAATGGATATCCAAGGTTCCAAATAACCAATGAATATCTTGTTCCTTTCGTTACGGGTTTAACTCTATGCCAAACATGAGAAGGAAATACTACTATACTTCCACGTGGCGCTATTTCTGCACATTTTCTAACAGTTGGTTTGTCAGGATCCATATTTCTAAAATCAAATTCTAATTCTCCACCTTCATAGTCTTTTGGATCAGATAAACAACATGTAACAGATAATTTTCTAATTTTACCAAATGTATCTTTATTATCTTGATTTGCATATGGAGCTTCCCAACTATCACAATGCCAATCATAAAATTGATTTAATTTATATTTTGTAAATTGACAGCTTTCAGAAAAATCCCAATCAAAATTCCAACCTGCTAATTTATTTGCTTGATGTATAAATGGTTGAATTTCTTTGTAGATCCATCTATCATTTAACCAAACAATATTTGAATCTCTTTTCTTTTTTAAATCTACTATATCTTTATCATCAAGTGGTTTACCTTCATTAATTTTAGTTGTTTGACCACCAGTAAGAGCTAATTGTTCTTGTTGAGAAATTCCATATTTAATTAACTCATCACAAAATCTAGGTGTGAGTGCACTCTGAAAGTAGTAATAGTAATTCTGTAAGTTCATTTCTAAATACTATATAATAATTTTTATAGGATTTGTAAAGAGTAAATAATTAGCTAACTGTAAGGTCTCCAGAAACCGTGAATGTAGCCACTTTACAACCTCCAGCTGGTGCCGGTAATGTTGTAACTGTGTTTGTTCCGGGTGTTGCGCTAAATCCTGCTGCACTTGGTCCTCTAACAATAACGATACCTGAACCTCCTGAACCTCCTGTTGATAAACCAACAAATTCTCCTGCTCCACCACCTCCTCCTCCAGTGTTAACTGTTCCTGATGTTCCTGTAGGACCACATGTTCCTGCTCCTCCTCCACCTGTTCCTCCTGTACCACCTGTGTTAGTTCCTGGACTTGGTTCAGCACCTCCTCCACCTCCGCCTCCATAAGATACTGAACATCCTGAAATACTGTTTGCAGATCCTGCTCCGCCATTTCCTCCAGTAGTAGGACCCCCTGGACTTACACTAGGACCTGTTCCTTGTCCTCCTACCGCTGAAGCTCCACCTCCACCACCACCAGCAGCTTCTCCTGGTGCTGCTGTTTTAGAATTTCCTCCATTATTTCCTTGTGAAGGACTTACTGGTGGACTATTACCTGCTCCACCTGCTGCATTACCTCTTTGTCCTCCACCACCACCTGATCCTCCTGTTAATCCTGCTTGATTAGGACTTCCACCACCTCCTCCTCCACCTGTACTTGTAATTGTTGAAAAAATTGATGGGTTTCCTGAAGTTCCATTACTTCCTGAACCACACGTTCCAGTTCCTCCTGCTCCTCCAGCTCCAACTGTTATTGGAATAGAACCTCCTACAAATATTTTTGTTCCTCCTGGAAATGATGTTCTAAATCCTCCAGCTCCGCCACCGCCAGATGCATATCCTCCAGCTGCTCCACCACCTCCAGCTACTACTAAATAATCTAAATTGTAACCAAACTCCGGCCACGTTCCTTGTTTCTGTGCACTAAATTGACTTTTTAAATTCCAAACACCACTTGCCTTGTTTAATTCTTTTACGATAACGATTCCTGAACCGCCGGCTCCGCCTACTTGACTTGGGGCTGGGGTTGGAGTGAATCCTGGAAAAGTAAGACCATATCTTCCACCACCTCCACCACCACCTGTATTAGCTGTTCCTGGTGTTCCTGTTCCTGTTGCAGATCCTGCACCACCACCACCTGTTCCACCTGTTCCACCTGTTCCAGTTGGACTAGTAAATTGACCTCCACCACCACCTCCTCCGCCTGCATAGGTTACTGATGATCCCGATAAAGAAGAAGCAACACCATTTCCTCCTGGTTTACCATTTCCAGAATTTGGAGGAGAAGAACCATCAGTACCAACAGCTCCTGCACCACCTCCACCTCCGCTACCTTCAATACCACCTGTGTTTCCTGCTCCACCATTAAAACCTTGATTTGCTGTTGCTGTTCCTCCAACTTTACTTCCACCTCCTGATCCACCTCCACCTGATCCTCCTGGACTACCACACGTGTTGTCATTTCCTCCATAACCACCACCTGTTGATGTAATAGATGAAAAAATAGATGGATTTCCTGATACAGCTTGTACAGAAGGAGTTCCTGCTGCTCCACCTGCTCCTATTGTAATTGGATAAGAAGTTGCTGCGCAAACTATTAATTGTGATTCAGCACCTGCACCACCTCCTGATGGTCCTGCTGAAGTTCTAAAACCACCAGCACCTGCTCCACCACCCGCACCCGCACCTCCGCCACCACCACCTGCAATAACTAAATAATCTACTAATCTAGTTCCTGGCTGCGTCGTTAATGTTCCAGATGATGTTTGAGATGTGACAGTACACTTACCAAACGATGTTGGATTGATTACTCCTACTATACCGCCATTGGGTGATCCCATAAGTCACTACTCCTGTTTAAAAATCTTTTAACTTAATTGCCTGTAGCAATCCAAGATGAAGTGTCAGGTGACCAAGCGAATGTATTTTGTTGATCGTCTTTACCAGTCCATCTTTGTCCAGCTTCATCCCAAGAAATAAAGTATCTTACGTTATCTCCATAAGTTGTAACTGTTGGATATGCAACTGGGGCTTGCCAGTCGTCATTAGAGTCTAGCGACCAAGATGCGTATGGTTGTGGTGATATGAATTTATTTTTTGTGGAATCAAACGTGTAACCAATTCCAGCATATTGTTTTCTGAAATTATTATTATAAGAAGTTTGAACCCATCTAGATCCTGTTGTGAAAGGAACGATTTTTTTAACCGCTTCTTCAGCTCCAGCAGATTGATCACCGCCATTTGCGTTTACATCATTGTTATCAATAACAACAACTCTTAATACTAAACCGTAACTATTTACTTCTGCAAAATGTGCCATATTTTTTAACTCCTATTTGTTATTATAATATAAATTTTCATAAAAAGAAAGTACATAAATTTTATGTTGTTAATGTTCCAGATACTGTAAATGTCGCTACTTTACAACCTCCTGCCGGAGCGGGTAACGTAGTTACTGTATTTGTGCCTGGACTTGCTGTTAATCCAGCAGCTCCTGGTGCTCTAATAATAACGATTCCAGAACCGCCTGCTGCACCTGCAATTGCTGGAGTTCCATTTCTACCTACTCCTCCTCCACCACCACCTGTGTTAACTGTTCCTGCAACACCAGCTCCAGGTGCTGGGGATGATGCACCTCCTGCTCCTCCTCCTCCAGTTCCTCCAGTTCCACCTGATGTATTTCCTCCACCACCTCCTCCTCCAGAATAAGATACTGGTGAATTTGTAATTGAATTTGCTGATCCTGCTCCTCCAGCTCCACCATTTGCATTTGGACCACTAGCATCTGATCCTACTGCAGAAGCTCCACCTCCACCACCACCTGCATATGTATTAGAAGCACCTGAACTTCCTCCACTATTTCCTTGTGAAGGACTAACTGGGGGACTATTTCCTATTCCACCAACACCAAAAGCTTGAGGACCATCTGAACTACCTCCTCCTCCACCTGATCCACCTGATAAACCATCTAAAGAAGGAGTAAATCCTTCACTTGCTCCACCACCTCCACCGCCTGTTGATGTTATAGTTGAAAATATTGAATCTGTTCCTGATGATCCAGGTGTTCCAGGTCCAGGTGAACCTCCTTGTGTTCCACCAGTTCCTCCAGCACCAACTGTTATTGAATAAGATGTTCCACCACTTAATGTAATTTTAGTTCCTCCTGGAAATGAAGTTCTAAAACCACCTGCTCCACCACCTCCAGCTCCACCATCAAATACTCCATTTCTGTTATTTCCTCCACCTCCTCCACCTGCTACTACTAAATAATCTACATCGAATGGAGCACTTGATGTCCACTGCCCTGCTTTTTTATAATTGTATTGTTCACTTAATGACCAGACTCCTGTTATTTTTGTAAAAGCTGGTTCTTTAACAATAACTATCCCTGAACCTCCATTTGCTCCATTATTAGGAGCTCCACCCCCAGTTCCTCTTCCTCCACCACCACCACCTCCACCTGTGTTAGCTGTTCCTGCTGTTGCACAAGGATATTCTGTTGAACCTGCTCCACCACCACCTGTTCCTCCTGCTGCTCCAGGTGCAGGAAAATAACCTCCACCACCACCACCTCCAGCATAAACTCCTGAATTAGGTAAAGGTGTTCCTGGATATAAAGGAGAAACATCTAAACCTGCTCCTCCAGCACCAGCTCCTCCTGGTCCACCATTATTTCCTACGGCAGATTTTCCACCACCACCGCCACCACCAGTTGCTCCTGGACTTGGACTACTTCCAGAAGTTCCCCCAGAACTTCCTTCACCGCTAGTTCCTGTTCCACCGGTTGTATTAAAAAAAGATCCTCCACCTCCTGAACCTCCTGGTACACCATTAGCTGAATCAATTGATGCTCCACCTCCACCACCAGTTGATGAAACACATCCTACTGAAGAAGGAGATCCACTACCACCAGCAGCAGGTCTAGCAGCTTTATTTCCTCCTGCTCCAACTACAATTGAAATTGTACCCGTAACTGGAATTCCACAAACTGTTTTAAGTCCACCCGCACCACCCGCACCACCAATTTCTGCACCACCCGCACCACCACCTGCAACTATTGTTGCATTAATATTAGGTTGATTTGTTCTTGCTGTAAAACAACCAGATGCTGTAAAAGTTGTTACAAGTTCAGTTGTTTCGATGATTGGATCGTTAATTGGTCCGATAATTCCGCCATTTGCCATAGCCCGAACCTCCGATTAACTTATATCTTCGTAACTAATAATGCATTCTAAATCAGAGTTAGCGCTTGCGCCTCCAATGATAGATTGATTTTCCATTAGATAGAAAGATGAATTCTTGTCGACTAAATTTAATGTTGCATCT